TATATTCAAATCAGAATAAGCAGCATGTTGTGCTGACTTAACTAATAGATCAATCTTCTCGGCCTTTCTTAGGTCTTCATCACATCTATCACAATGACAGTGACAGTCAATGGCAGATTGAACTAGAGCTGCAATGCAACAATAAATTTCACAAGCTCCTACTGAATAGCCTGTAGGGTTAGAACTATCTAAGGTATCTGTAATGCTAATCACCCCATTAAACAACTCTCCAGCTGTCTCGTTATCTAAAATCCAGGTGTAAGCTCCTCCAGTTGTGGATACAGTCCCTGAATCTTTTGCAGTTTCAGTTATAAAGTTGTAGTATTCAAGTTTAGCAGTTGCTGCAGCTCCAGAGATTACAACAGTTAGCTTTTTACAATCAGGGGAGATAGTTATTGAGTCTATTACTGTAGCCATTAGATAGTTTTTGTAAAGATAGTAAAAAGCAGGGGATTGCTCCCCCACTTTTTAATGATTAATTTTAGGTTAGAAGTAGTACTCAGTTACTCCAGCTCCTACTGCCAAAGCTGCTTGGAAGTTAGTATCTCCACTACAGAATACTTCGTCTACGTTAGTAGATCCAAATACTGCAGTTGGAAAATAAATTCGAACATTATTCAACTCACCTGCACGAGCAATGCCAGTAGAACTTGGCCAATTGTGTGCATAAGAGATGTCTATTGCATCGTAGCTAGTTCCAGATTGTGCAAAAGTTGGGAAGTTCATTGGGAAGTACATACGGTTGAAGTTACCATAACGAGCTCTTTGAGCTTTTTCTTCAGAAAGAACACTTATAAAGTGACCTGAACCTTCGTCAAATCCAGTTACAGTAGTACTAAAGCCATTTGCTTCAGAGTAAGTCTGCGTATTATTACAAGCTACATCAAAAACAACTCCCATGTGACGAGCAGTAATTGTTACTACTCCAGCAGCAACAGAAGCAGTGAACATTCTGTTCAAGGTTTCATTGTTTTGAATAGCGTTTCTAACGGCAAGGGCTGAATTGGCTACAGTAGTACCTGCAGGTATTTCTACCACTGAAATTATACTTCTACCAGCAGAAAAATTACCCAGCAATGGGAAAATTTTGCCATCAGTACCAGACAAGTCCAAAGCAGGATTGTTAGGGTTAGCAAATGCTTCGTAAATAGTTGGGTAAGTACGTACTGCTATTCTAAACATAAAGCTTTGTGAAGTAGGAACAGTTGTTCCAAAAGTACATTCAACCTCATGTCTTTGAGTAGCTTCAAACTTACTTACTGCTATTCTTTTGATATCCTTAATATCAATTATAGGACTAGCAATTACATTGCCAGACAACATTGTTTGAGTAAACTGAACACTAGTCAAAGCAGTATTCAATACTCCTGCAGATGTCATAAGAGATGCAGCTGATGTAGCCCCAGCTAGATAAGCATTTCCTTTTACATTCCAAATACCAAATTTAGAGTTAGTGGCCAGCCCTGATGCGGCAGCTTGTGAAAAAGCCCCTGACGTAAGTGCAGGTGCAGCTGTAACATTAGCTACAAATACTTGATTTAAATTTTGAGGTGCCATTTTTAGTTAATTTAGGCGTTAAACACATTATTTGAATTATTCACTTTCGAGGTTTTCCATCGATTGTGAGTTATACCTTTGGGATTCGATACCCTCCAGTATGCTTTTAATAGTCATTTCTACAATTTCCTGGTGAGTGTGCTCAGCAAGCTCACATCCAACCCCTGAAGTTATAGAGATGGCTTTTGGTTTTCTTATATAAACGATGAATACTTTAGGGACAATGAATGTATTGTCTGAGTAAACATCGATAAAGTTCTCCTTTATAGAATAAGGAATATAATCGAAAGATGTTCTATTGAACGGATCTTTCATAATAGTTGGGATGTCATCACTTTGAGCAAACCAACATTGACTTATTCTTTCTAATGGCTTTGGAGTAGCTGCACCTTTTATAAGCCTTGTAGTCACCCCAAAAGTCTTTAAGTTATCTTCTTCTTTATATGCATATACCCCAGAACCTACTGCTTGAGTCCAAGTAGTTCTGATATATCCTCCAGTAAATGGATCTGAGAACATATCATTTAAAGTACCGATATAGATATGATTACTATCTACAGGGGGATCAAGTGCTGCTCCTGTATCGTTTAGGGTCTCTCGTACATTAGCATTATAAGATGGGAAGAAGTTATTTAAATAGTTATCAGTTTTAATTAACTCATCTCTAGATATCTCTTCACCAAATATGGTATTCATCATGCTTACCCATCCCGATCCGTCATAATAAGATATGTCTGTAAGAACGTGTCCTGCAATTGGAGGAGTTAAATCTAGTTTAACCCAGTTGTAGTTAACCTTATCTTGGATTACTGCGTATGCTATGTTTCCACTACACACATATCGAACATAGGCAGAAACAGATACAAGGAAAAGGTAATCCAAAGGTAGGGTTGCCCTTTCCATGTATATGTTTGAGGTGCTAGTATTATAAATGTAAGTACCTAATGCATCAGTGAGGAATCCTCCAGTAGAGATAGTATCAGAACTAGTAGTAACTACTAAGTTTCTTAAGTCATCTATTCTCTTTTGAGATTGCTCAAAGCCCTTACCTTGTCTATTAGATGATGGGTTATACCGTTGCTTAATGAATCTCATCATAGCAATGTTTAACTCAAAGTCTATCTCCTGAGGTAAGAGTACGTCAGCCTGGAAGGATGCAATCTTTTGCACCCCCAGGTTGACAGCTATATGCATTTCGTTTACGGTCATCTAGTAATTAAGATACTTCTTTGAGCCTTGCTCTCATTGTATTTATTTGGCCAGAATTCTTCTTGTTCTTGAAGTAAACAACTGCATCTTTCATATCTTCTCCGATTGTTTCGTCTTGGAAAATCACTTGATTTCCAATTCGACGGAGGACATCTTTTGCAACCATCTCTTCAATCTCTGCCTGAACTTCTAAGTTATCGTCCATGCAATATTTCAAGAATTTCTCTGGGTTATTCCCTTTATAATCGTACAGGGTATTTTCGATTTCCATGTCTGAGAGTCTTTCTGGATCTCCGTCCACAAGAACTCTGAGCAACATTTTCATCTTCTCGACGTTGCCAGTGAGTTTAATAAACTCTTTGTCAGCATCTTTTCTAACCTGCACTTTAGCATTCTTTTTAAGAAGATCTTTCTGTGGATCGTAGATATAAAATCTTTTTACTGGATCCGATTTCATCTCTTCTTCAGACATTGCAACATGCCTGTGTTTTAAGCACCACTTATAATAAATGTAGTCCATTGTACTAATTGGACTGCCGTCATCATAAGTGCCAATCTCAAGTTGTGCCCCTTCAAAAGGAACTTTAAGGCTAAGGCTAGCCCAGAAGTCTTTTGTTTTTGCAGGCCAATCTTGGTGACCAGCTGGTACGTCAATAATTCCTTTAAGCAATTTTTCTTCTTCTTGTCCATCCACTCCTTTGAGTGGGAGACGATCTACATAAATAGACCCTAGTCTAATTTTTGCTCCAGCTCTGATCTCCTTTGGAAGGTGATTCAGAACTTCTTTTCTTCTGATAATAACTTTACGTTCCATAACTTTTGTTCTTTTTATTAGTTAAGCTTAGGAAAAGAATAACCTAAGGTTTTATATATTTTTAAAAGGGGGGATTGGGTACCCCCCTTTTTATTGCAAACCAAACACAAATTACACTACAGTTTATTTGCTTCCTTCGGCAGTACACTGTAGATCCAAACTAGTATCAAAACGACGAAGTAAGATACCAGCAGTCTTCAACATATGAACAGAAGCACCGTCAATGTCACTTGCACGAGTGTCAGTTTCAGTAAATCCTTTTGGAACAACTGAACCTGCTACACACCAGCGGAGCAATTCACGGCCTTTCTTGTTAATCATTTGCAGGTTGTTTTCACCATCATAAGTAGACTGGTCTACGAACACCATACGATAAGACTCGAGTGGAAGACCAGATACTGGGTGCTTTCTAGAAGCTTGAGCCACAGGACCGTGATCGAACAAAGGAGACTTAACTACGTTAATGTGGTGACCATCTACGTGTTGGTAGCTAGTGAAGTAACCAGTGATACC